AGGCGCTGGACTACCCATTCCCTTCGTTCATTGAGCGGGCAAAGCGACGCGCAGACCCGTTTGAGGTTTGGGGTGATGGGCACCAGACGCGGGACTTTGTGCACATTGATGACATTGTCGCAACCGTTAACGCAGCAATTGATCAGGACTATCGTGACCCGCTGAATATCGGAACCGGGCGACCGACATCGTTCCTTGCCCTTGCCGATCTTGTATGTAGCGAAGTTGGGTATAAGCCAGAAATTGTTACATACCCAGAAAAGCCAGTTGGGGTTTTCTGGAGGGTATCCGACCCAGTAATGAGCTTCCAGGTGTACCAGCCAAGAATCACCCTAGAAGAGGGGATCAAGAGGGCGCTTTTGACACGCTGACCGAAACGCTCTAGGATGCCCATAGAAAGGGGGGCTGTATGGAAGAAGTAATACGGCTTTACAGAATTGACGAGGTTGAAAAAAACCTTAAAGAGTGCAGGTCGGAAATTGTGGCGCACGTGACGCACCAGAAGAAGCTGCGTGTGGCTGAGCTGACCAACTGGTCTCAAACTCAAGAGTTCCTTACCCTTGCCGTTCGTGTATATGAGGCTGTTGGCAACGGGGTTGAATTCCAAGACCTTGCCAGAAGGGGAATTAACTCTGCAGACGATGCGAGAGCCGCAAGGAAGTGGCACGATGAAAACCCAGGACGATGGTCGCAGGGAGGAACCAGTGCCGAATAGTTCAGTAAAGACATTTGAAGAAACGTTTAAAGAAATCTACGATGAGGCGTATGAGCTTCTTTGCGAGAAGCAGGCCCGATATGGTGACTCCAACATTGAGCAGCTTGGACTGCACGGAGTAATCAGCCGTATTGGGAACGACAAGATTGCTCGAGCGCGAAAGTTCATGCAGGGCAAGATTGTTGACGGCCATGTGATCCTTGACCCACTTGACGAGGGCACATACGAATCCCTTGCAGACACTCTTCTAGACATCGCAAACTACGCGCTCATTGCCGTCGCGCTTCAACGCGGATTGTGGGGCGCGCCGATGGAGCGAGATTTGCCGGGGCGGCCAAAGAAGTGAACCCACAGTTCATTGAGGCGCTTAAGGCGGCCAAGAAGGAAGGAAAGATTGACGCGGTCAGGGAGGGCATGCGGTCACTTCACTCGGCGACTGCATGGGCACAGGCTCAGGAGGGTGACAGTGAGTACCATCGCGGACTTCGCGACGGAATAGTTTTAGCAATGGAGGCGATTGGGTATAACCGATGGGAAGCACAACGCGGTATGAAGTCTGGAAACTTGAACGATCAGAAGAAGGGATAGGTTACAAATGGGCAATATGGGACCAAGCCACAAACACGGTGGCAAAAAGCGGATTAGCACAAACGGCAGACGACGCCGTAGAAATAACGACGTTCTGGATTGGTTTTCTGACCGATATCGCAAACCGACTCCAGCAGCAAAAAAGATAACGCAGGTGTGGCTGGCGAAATCGTTTGCCATGAGCAACGCCAATTTAATCCCGCTCGTCGGCGGAGAGGAGCTCAAAAGCATTGCCGCTGAAATGATGGAGGTCGCATCTGCGATTGGCGGTGTGCACGGTTGCAAGATCACGCTATCTGAACCACGAGAGGGCGATCCCTATTACGAGAGCGATATGGAAATGATCATTGATGGCATGCGGCACGATGTGGTTATCTCATCGCTTGACCTGAATGAACTATTGACATCATCCGTTGGCTGGATTAACCGCAGGGGCATCAAGTGAGCGCATCTGACCGACTTCGCAAGTTGGTTGAGCATGCTGTCTCGGGGGACACGACCCCAGTTTTAAGGGGGATTGGTATTAGCCAACGAGGGAAGGTTGAACTTTTCTCTAGGCTGGCATATATTGCAGGTCTTAAGAGAGCTCTTGAGATAGTGGAAGAGTATGAAAAGGAGCAATCAGATGGCGGACGCCAAAAATCTAGTCGTTGACAACCGCGGGCGACCGCTGGATGGCTGGCACTGCACTCAGTGCGAAACAAAGATTGACGACAAGGTAATGGAGGGCTATCCGGCTACGATTGACCCAAAATATAAGAAGGCAACATGCCATAAGTGCAGGAAGGTAAAGGTTATTAAGAAATGGGATCAAAAGTAAGGGCTATTGCGATATTTATCGCAGCTGTTTTATTCATATCTGCCCCCGGAGCGGTTGACGCAAGACAAAAAAGGTCTAAGAACGTTTACCGAGTTAAATACACCTACAGCAGTTCGCTTGGATACAAATGGGCGCAAGATAGAATCAACCAGGGGTACACCACGAGGCTTGACGGAAAGGCCACTACCCCCAACAGCTATGGATCTGGAATTGATGTCTACATTGTTGATAGCGGCGTCGGCGCAGAGGACTGTGCAAACCACGGTTCAATGGTGGCAAGCGTTGTCAGCAATTTAAGCATTGGGATCGCTACTGGCGTTAACATTATTAGCATCAAGGTTCTGGACTGCAAGGGCGAGACCACAGAGGAGAAGTTGGTCAACGCAATCAACTCCATTAAGGAAACAGCGGTTCCTAGCAGGTCAGTGGTTAATATCAGCATTGGCGGAGCCAAGAGTGCCGCAGTTGATGCAGCAGCCAGCAGCCTCGGGCTGATGATGCCGGTTGTTGTTGCGGCTGGAAATGAGTTTACTGATGCATGCAAAACCAGTCCAGCTGGTGCAAGCAATGTAATCACTGTTGGAGGGGTTGATAAATACCAATACATGGCATGGTTCTCAAACCATGGTCAGTGTGTTGATATTTGGGCTCCCGGTAAAAGCGTGGACGCGATTGATAAAAATGGCGCTTCACGAAAGGTAAGCGGAACAAGCATATCTGCGCCGCTCGTAACTGCAGCAATTGCATGGGTTGCAGATAGGGATAATTCAACAACCATGGAGGCTGCGCTCACTGTGTTCAGGGAGAGCAGTGATGCCCCAGTTATGACTCCGTATCACAGCGGAGGAGAGAAGCCGTTCTCGCTGTGGATTCGGGATGTGCCAGTAAACTGGATTAGAACCGACTACCCGACTTCGCTGCCGTAAAGTAGAACGTGCTTCCGCTTAGGTCCGCAGCGTAGACCAGCGCGTCAACAAGGTCGTCGTGTTCCCCGTTTGGAAACGCCGCCATCTCCGCTTCTAGGTCCTTGATCCCAGGTGCTCCCTTGAGATGGAAAACTTTTCCAGCCTCGTATCTCGCAGCAAGAGCCCTAGCGCGAGTAACCTTGTCTTTGTCTGGTCGGACTGGTCTGGCGGGAAGATTGGTTGTGCCAAGAATTTCGCGAACGAACGTGCTTTGGTGCTGGACCGCTTCAATGTTTACCGACTCTAGCGGTCGTGCGCTCTCTGTCATCTCTGGCGAGTGTGGGATTAGATACTGCGGCCAAAGGAGCTTCGGTCCGTCATCTGCAACAAGATCTCCGTCCCTAGTAACTCCAGTAATCCAGTCTCGGTGACCCTCCACTAGCCGAGCTTTCCACGCGCCAATAACATAAAGGTTGTGATCAGCATCTTCCACAACCTCCACACACGACGTGTAGTCACTTCGCTCAGATGCAGAGGATGCAAGGTCAATTCCAACCCTACGAGCCCCAGACGGGACGCTGTCGGTTTGCTTAAACCTGTCGTACCTAAAGATGTTTCCGCCCATTGAGGTGACGTCGTTCTGGAACTGCAGCATGAAAATAGGACTTCCGAGTTCTTCTCGCTTCTTGTCCATGTCTGCAACCGTATACATCTCTGGCCAGAGAATCTGATCGCCCTCAACCGCCCGCCTAAGCATGACGGGTGTGCCCTTCTCCTTGAGGTCGTTATAAAAATCGTCTTCGTGCCAACGGGTTCCGATATACCAGCGCTTGGCTCCCGGCACAAGCATTGGGTCAACAACTTGCCAGTAGGTGTCTTGCGCTTTCTGGCGTTGAACGGCAGTGGCGTTTTCCTTCATGCCAACCATGTCGTCGCCAATTAAAATGTCTAGACGGGCACCAGGCTTAATTGAGCCAAGTCCGTCAGCAAAGCATGTGGCATCTTTGCCCATGGTGGCACCCTTGATAGTCCAGACCTCATCCGTCCACTTGGGACCAACAACCCCGTCTCTTGCCCATTCAAAGATCTCGGCAAAATGCGGTGATTCAATAATCGCCTTGATTGCACGAGAGCGCGCAAGAGCATCTGAAAGCACAGAGGTAAGAATGCCAACCCTAATCTTTCCTTGGCTTACACCGATAAGGCGAGCCACCCTGTGAATCAGTTGAGTTGTCTTGGCGTGTCCGCGGGGCATCAAGACAAGTGCTCTATCGTTCTTGTCTAGGAAACGCTCCATTTCCCTGAGGTGCTTGGGGAAGACAAGATTTCCGACGTATTCCGCAAATGCTGCGTCAGACGTCTTCGCTTGCTGTCTCAACCACAGTCTGTACTGCTTGCTGTCCATCGCCGACCTCCTCTAATGCGTCAGCCCAATTACGTAGGCGCTTTGCTAGGTCCTCTGCATTCAAGCCATCAATTGCGTGGTCAATCATCTGCATCTGAACGGCACCACCATTGGCACCAGTGATCTCAATCTTAGAGGCCTCGTAGGCCCCGGTTAGTTTTGCAAGGCGATCTATGACCTCAAGTTGTACCTTGAGAAACGCAACCTGCCCGCTAAACGAGTTCTCTCGAGCAGAGGCATGACCTTGAGCCGCCGCCCTTGCCACCCTATTTGCTCGTTCAATAAGTTCAACCTTGCTCTCAACGGGACCGATTGCATCTTCCAGAGCCATTTTGCGCATTTTCGCAATGTACTTTTTAATGGTGTCCGGCTTAAGATCAAACTGAGCGCCAATCTCGGCAACAGATACACCATTAAAGTGCAAATGGTAAATTTCCCGCTCAAGCTTATTTTGATCGTTTTTGGTACGTCTTCCAATTTGTGCCATGAGCTAACTATACCACATAATCTGCCCTTGACGGAAAGTTGCAAGAAATTTGCGCATCGCCTACAATCCGCTCATGCCAAGAGCTTATGGGGCAAGAAAGCCAGAACACGAGAGAACGCGGAGATTCAAAGAGGCGTGCGGTGCTTGGGCAAGCCAGAATGAAATCAGCGTTGCAAAAGTATTCAAAGCTGCTGGAAAGAAGCGAGGCGTCGGGGAATACTGGGCAAAAGAGCGATACTATGGCGGAACCATTCCGTCTGATGAAGATATTGCATGGGCAAGGCTTAACGCGATTCAGGAAGTCCTAGCCATTGAAGACCAGGCGTCTCTCAGCAAGCACCGACGAGCGGTAAAGAAGTTCTGCTACGCATGCGCTGGGGCGACCATCAAAGACCTTGATGCAACCTGCTGGGATGGCGGGTGCCCCCTACGACCCGTAAGCCCCCTTCCCCTGAGGGTTCCCGTAGAAAATAAGCCCATAGAGTAGGCGGTTTCCGCAGGCTATAATCTAGCCATGGAGACATACGACATCTTGGCCGAGCAAGGAAGCACATATACCGCCACGATTGTTTATACCAATTCCGCTGGAAATGCGGTAAATTTAAGCGGATACAGTGCCAGAATGCATGTTCGTCGTTTTTCTGGGTCAAAGTATCCAGATATTGTCCTCACAAATACAGGCGGATTGTCAATTACTGCCAATACTGGAACGATTGGGATGACTATTGCCCCATCGGCACTTTCTGCTATCCCAGCGGGGAAATACGTATACGACCTTGAAATTGAAAGCGGGCAAGGACTGGTTGAAAAGTTGCTTAAAGGTGATTTTGAGCTCAGCGCAGAGGTGACAAGATGAGCCCAATAACAGTAACCCAGAGTAACAGGCAAATTGCCGTAAGCACTGGCGGTCTGTCGTCTCCGCA